GCCGCGAACGTGATGGTGCCAACCTCATTCCCATTCCATTCGATTGACAGGATCACATCGCTGGCACCGGTCGAGTCGTTGCCAACATCTAGATAGGCATAGGCACCCTCATCGCCGGAACCCAGCAGCATGTCCCGGTTGGCTATACCTTGAAACAACAACTCATCGGGCGCACGCTGAATGCTGCCGGGCACGAAGATCGCAGCGTCGTAATTCACGTCACGCAGCGGCATCCAGAGCTGATACAGCAAATTGTCGTCGGTGCTTTCGTCCGTGGCGTTCGGGTCGAACGGGGCCGGCCATGGCGGCGTGGTATGATCCTGGAGCACCTGGAAAATGCCGAGGCCGGGCGCCGTGATGATATTGCCGCGGTGATAGAATGTGCTGTTGAGCCAGGTGCCGGCATATTCGAGGCTTGCGACCGGCAGCGGAATGACCTGGCTTGTCCCGTCCGTGAAATGAAAGGTCATGCTGTTGGACGTATAGGTAACGTAATCGATGCGCTTGCCCTCGGCCACATCGGCCACCAGGTCGACGATGCGCTGGTCGACATTGTAAAAATTGCCGTCGACCTGCGCCGCGCTGTTCGGTGTGCCGCTGCCAGCACCCCAGGCGCCATTGGTGACGTAAACGATCGACATTTAGTCGCCTCCGTCTGCGGCTTTGCGTGTTACATTTTTATTCTTTATCTCCACGTTGTCCTTCTCCTGGACAGGCTCATAAGAATAAATTTGTTTTTCTTTGCCACCGCCTGGCCCCACACTGTCGTTACGAACAAGAACGCTGTCGTTGCCGACAAGAGTGCTGTCATTTCGGACATTTCCCCCACGGGGACCAGCACCACCCGACTCCATCTTGACTCTGTTCACCACTTCTACATCGATGAAGTTGTCTCGGTTGATCGTCCCGTCTTCGTCCTTTTGATAGACCCGCGCCACGTCGAACCGGCGTTCCGTTTCCTTCGGGTTGTGCGTTGATCCGCTGACGCTCGAACTTTCCGAGACGCCGATGAGGCCGCCGCCGCCGCCGCCGATCGTGCACTTGCCCTGCTCGGGGTCATCCGCTGGCGGCAGCGATCGTGTCGGCGCCGGCCGGATGTTGGGAAACACCATCGGCCGAACGATGGTTTCGAAGCCCGCCATTACACTGCCTCCAGATCGTAGCCGGTCGGAATCTTCAAGTCGGTAACCTGTAATTCATAGTCGCTGGAGAATTCCCGGGTCATGCTCTTGAGCTTGAAAATCAACTTGGTTTCGCACAGCCGCAATGCGGCCCCGATCAGATCATTGGTCGACTCGTAATACTTCTGCAGCTCATCCTGGGACGCGGCCGGATTGCTCGGCAACGAGTGCCCCAGGTTTGCCTGCAAGATGTAGGTCTGCTGATCTTCCGGCGGCCACTCGACCACCATCGGGATATCGATCACGTCGTCTGCCCTGAGAACCCCGAGGAAGTTGATGCCATCGTCGTTAGGATTAGCTTGCGGCGGTTCATAGCCGACCGAGGTGTCGGTCGGATCGAACATGACGACCCGGTCATTGAATTGCTGATAGTCGGCGCCGACATAGTCGACGGTGCAATAGGTCGGCGTGCCCTCGAGTGTCACTTGCGCGCCGCCATAACCGATGGTGCAGCCGATGCGGACCTCGCAATTGACCCGGCCGTCCGCGCCGTCCAGCGCGATCGAATAGCCGATGATCTTGCCCACCGCCTCGCCGACACGGGGTTCGATCAGTGACAGGCTTTTCCGCAGGGTGATTTCCGGCATGCGCGCGAGCTTCGGCGCGAACGCGATTTCCACCACGCGTGACCGCTTCATCAGATGCGCTCGCGCCACCGCGATCAGATGCTCGAGGCTGCGGTTGCCGCGCTCGGTCGCGATATAGGACCGGCGCCGCGGATCGCCGATCGGCGCCTCTCCGTCGATCGCTTCGCTCAGGTTGACCGATCTGATGTCATCGAGGCGCAGGGCTTCGCCGTCCTCGGGATCGGTCAGGATCGGCTGCACATCGGCAACCAGGGAAAACGACACTTTTTCGGTGCATTGCCGTCCGGCCTTGTAGCCGGCCAGCAAGGTCGGCGTGATGTGATGCAGCGGCAACCAGGAGGCAGTGGCGGAATAATTGCTGCTGTAAGATGTGGCGTTGCCATCGTCATCGTATGATATGTGAAAGTCGGACGTGTGATCGCCGGTGCCAACAACGAAGGAACCCGGCGGTGCCGAAAAGGCGCTCCTCGACTGGGTTGCGGTAACGCCGATGCTTCCACCGTCTCCGGTTTCCACGACCAGAGTTGAGGTCTGGGTCCAAGTGCGAACCGTTAGATCATAGGCTTCATAACAAGTGGATTGCGCGACCTCCCAGCCGTTCCCGATTCCCGTTCCGACCTTTGGCCAGGCAGCAGCCGTCAAGGTGTACGATGCAATCGAACCGGCAGCCGCATACTGGCTCGGCCCATGCGTGATGATATAATTGGTCAAGTCGACGGTGCCGACCGCTTGTTGCGTCCAACTGTACTCGGCTTCGACATCGATGCGGGTGAGCGGCCCGCTGGTCAATTGCAAGCCGAGCCCGTCATAAAGCACCTTCCCGTCTTCGCTGGCACCATCGAATTCGACCAGCCCATCTTCGCCGGTGATCTCGTCCGAAACAGTCAGCACATGGGTTTCGCGATCGTAGTGCCAGATCTTGGTGTAGCCCTCGAGCACCACGTCTGGGTCTTTGCGCCGTTCGGGATCGAGCACCGCCGGGTCGTAATACGGTAGCACCCGCAGCGTTTCGGCGAGCGCCTCCTTCTGCGCCACGAGATCGATCGGCCGCGCCACAAATTCCAGCGTGACCAATTCCTCGAACAGGCTGGTCGGAATGCCAACCAGGCGGCCGCGGAACTTGACCAGCGCCGGGCCGCAGTCGAGCGCAAACCACGCCCAGATTTTGCGACCGGGGCCGAGCAGCCCGATCGGATCGCCAGCCACATTGCGCGGGCGGCGAACTTTGGCGGTCAGGCTGGCAGGGTCGCCTTCCTCATGCGATAGCGTGAACGAGAACACCGCCTCGTCCCAGCGCAGATGTTCGGGACCGAACGTCGTCTCGCTAGCATCGACCCAGGCAAAATACGGTAAGCCTGCGGGCATCAGACTGTCCGCTGCTCGGCTTCAAGGCTCCACGCCACCTCGGCCGCCCATTCGTCGCGCGAGGTGTTCCAGGCGGTGACCTTGGCGAGGATGACCAGCACATCGTCGCTGCTGTTGGCGGCGCCGAGGCCGGGGATGCAGGTGATGGTGATGTCCTGCCCTGGCCAGACATCGGTCAGCTCGGGCACCTCGTGATCGGTGCAGGAGATGCTAACCTTGTACTGTCGGAACTGTGCCACCGAGATATCGGCCAGCGCCCCGCGGCAATCGCGCGCCACGTTGGCCGCCTGCTCGATCGGCTCCAGCGTCATGGTGATGCCGCGCACGGCATACTGCGAGAAGTCGATGTCGTCGATCGCCAGCAAGGTGTAGGGCGGATGCGCCATCAGGAATACCGGCTCGGCTTGCGGCCACCGGAGCGGACCTGCGCCAGGGCGGCCTCCTGCCGCAGCGTCTCGACCACACTGGCCGACGCCCGCACGGCCACGCTGCCGCCGCTGGGCAGCCCCAGGGTCAAGGTTCCGAGGTTGCCGCCGCCGCCGACCATGCCGCCAGCGGCAAACGCCGGCATCCGCGGCACCACCCCGCCCATCGCGAACCGGCTCATGCCGTCGAGCACGCGCGAGAGATTGCCGCCGGAACGCCGCAGCGCCTCGAGGAAGGCCAGCACACCGGGCTGGGCTACCGCCCGCGCCGGCATGATGTGCTCGCCGCGCGAGACCCAGGCCAGATTGGAATCTGAGGTGCCGGTGCCGCGCCCACCGAGCAGGCCGCCGCCAGCGAACTGACCGCCACCCGCCGCTGATGGTGCCGGCGTGCCGCCCGACGGCCTGAGACCTATGTACTTCAGCAGCATGTCATAGGCGCGCCCGATCGCGGCGGTCAGCGTGTTCCAGACATTCACGCCGGCGTCTATGATCGACCAGTTCCAACTGCCAAGCGTAGAGATCACTGACGCAATGGCGGTGCCAACCGCCGTTATCGCATTGACCAATGCGCCGATCACCGTCGCGCCGGTGCTCGCAATGGTATTGATGACACTCCACAGCGCCTGGAATTCCCGCACCGTTGTTGCAATGCCGGCTGAAATCGCCGGCAATTGCGTGACGAGCCAGTCCAGCATCGGCGCCAACACCGGCGAAGCCACTTCGGCCTTGAAGCGGGTCCAAGCGTTGTTGAGCTGGTTGAGGCTTTGTTGATACCTGGCGGCCTGGACGATCTGCGCTTGCGTTGCCGGCGTGACACCAGCAAGTGCGGCTGCAAACTTTTCCGCGCTGATAGCGCCCGTTTGCAATCCCGCGATCACTTGACCGCCAAGCGCATCTCCCAGAGTTTGCATGGCGAGCTGTGTACGTGCGACGCTGTCCGGCAGGCGTTCGAGCTGACCGATAAACTGCTGCAGGCCCGTGGTGGCATCAGGCGGGACAACATCCCCAAGCCGAAACAGACCGCCGCCGAGCACGCCTTTTAATTTCTCCAAATCAGCGGCGAGCGCGTCCGGAGCCACGCCGAGCGCGGTGAAAGCCTTCTGCAGTTTGTCGAATTCCTGGGCGGTCAAACCCAGTTTCGCACCCTCGGTATTCAGGGTTCCGAGTGCCTTTGCTGATTCGTCGCCGAACTTTATGAAGGCGGCACCCGCAACCCCCAATAAGATACCAAGCGGCCCC